AAGGCATCAAAACAATCAAGTTTTAATCACTGGCGTGATTAAAGCCTTAATATGTTTTTTTGTGTTCCACTAAAAGCAGTTAATTAATAATTAATATTAATATTCCTATAATTAAATTCCTTCTTGGAGAAGAAGCCAATAGTCACAGCCCCATTTAGGAACTGTCACTAAAAGAATACTTGGAGCATTCGCAAATTATCATATCAACTTAACTCTTCCGAGAAAGGCAGGTTTTTCTATCATCCTTTTACAAGCGTGTCGTGTTTAACGCAATATATCACTGCCGATATGACAGCATTGTGATACATTTGATGGGTCTCTTTCGAGTGTGTCTTCCATCTCACTAGGTTTATATATTAGTATTATATTAGCCTATTCACGCATCTCTACGCTACAACCATTAAGACAAGTGAAAAGTAGTACCACAGAGGGGGTTCTTTTAAGGCATCCTAAACATAATCTAGGGTAGTCACTTGAATCGGAGTAATAAGCACCTCAGCCATACCCTCTCTTTTAGGAAGGGATTCGACAACACAATAACAATCGGCGTGTCAACCTTAAATCTTATTTGGCAGCAAATAAATGCCACATCGGGTTCTGTGAGGGGATTTGTATTAGTATTGTATTAGTTTTAGTAGAGTTAATAGAAAAGCAAGGATATATCTAAAGGGAATGATGTAATACTAATACGGAGATAACCTTCGTCTAATACACCCTCACTTTTCTATTAACTCTTTCATCATTATAACACGACTTTTTATTAAAGTCAACCGTTATTGTAATTATTTTTTATATTCTTCACTTATTATTTTAGGAACTGCGGCATTCCAATTAATCCTATGATGCAGTCTACTGTGTTTACTCACCATCAAAGTTACTTTAGTGCTACTAGGATGACACATAACTGTGAAGAACGATTTAACATAGGTTCCGCTATTCAAGTATAATTCAGTTAAACCACCTGAGTTGGACTGTGTTGCTTTTTGGTATAGTGCTAACTTCATCAATGTGAGAAACAATATTCCTTGACTTCCTAACATAACATATGCATTTACATCCTCATTTAATCGTCCTAGGAACTTAAATGGTTTTTTAGTGGTACATACGAAACTATTCATTGCTTTTCTTTTAGGTTTCTTAATATGATATGCTGGACCACCATAGAAATCGCCACCTTGTCCCATAGCAATTGTAGAGAATCCTGATTTGTCTAAAAACTTAATTAAAGTGCTAAATGCTCTATCCAGATTAACTATCTTTACTCTTTTTGGTACAACATTGTTTGTCTCATCTGTAATGTGTCTAAAGTCAAAGTAATCATCGTCTAATACAATAAAGTGGTCTAATCCTAATTCTTCTGCTATAGACCAACACATATTCCTAGCAAATACAACACCTTTATTGTGGTCTTCATTATCCATCGTGTCTGTTATAAGAGCAGCCTGACTTTTATCAAATGTGTATGTTTCTCCAGGATACTTCTTTTCATATTCTGGTGCTGTTACATCTTCGTTATCTAATATTAAATATATTTTGCCAGTATAACCGTGTCGTTTAATCGTGTTATATGTTGTGCATTTTCCTGCTCTACCGTGACTTAATATGAATACAGCGTAATTATTCATCTCTATCAGCCATATACTTATTATCGTCATCTACTGCTTCTTTGTAGATATCAATAACATCATCTCTTAACTGTGCGTATCCGTGTTCTATTGCTTTCTCAAAGTCAATAACAACTAAAGCACTATCCTCAAATAACTTCTGTGTTTCTTTATCGGCGTGACAATAGTATTCTGCTATGCGACCGTAATCAAATACAGTGTGTCTGTGTGCGCCTAATCTAAGGAAAGATTTAATATCATCAGGCACGACAGACACATCTATATCTTGGAGCAACGACCTTGTTTTTTCGTCATCATAAAGATGCATTAATTCTGGTTCTTTTCCCTTAGGAGTATAAATTGGTGTGTCTATTTTTTTGGTATATCTATCTTCTTCTGCTTGAGATTGTGATAGAATAAAGTCTTCACCGAAACCGCTCATATCAACATCATAGTCATCTGCTTGGAGAGCCTTTAATTCTTCTATAAGAACATCATCATCCCATTCAGCGAACTCACTCACTCTGTTATCAGCGATACGATATGCTTTAATCTTATTCTCTTCCATATCTTTTGGAAGAGTGAGTATAGGGACAGTGTCCATACCTAGTGAGAGAGCGGCCTTGTGTCTGGTGTGACCTACTACGATAACATTGTTGTAATCAACAACAATCGGTTGGTTGAATCCAAATTCTTTAATACTGTTGGCTACTGGTGCTACGGCTTTATCGTTTTTGCGAGGGTTCTTCTCGTAGGGTGTGATACTATCTATATCTACCCAGTTAATCTCGTTCGGCATCGAAATTCTCCTTTTATTTAATAATATTTATCTTTTCTAAATGTTAATGACTCCTGAGCCGTTTCTTTCCCATACGGCTTCAACTTCATAACTGTCTAATAGAGTTTGTATATTATCTGTATTAACAGCAACCGCATAAACAGGAAACGGGGTCTTAAATGTTGGTATAACGCAAAAACTTTTAACTTCTTCTTCCCATTGTATATCTTGTAATACCTCTCTATTCACCAATAGAAAAACATCAAATTCTTTTTTATTAAAGAATATTCTAGGTGACCCATTATTGGTTCCTAGATGTGTTTCTTTGCCAGCAAATCCTCTGAGGAAATACCAAGTGTCGTTTCTTATACGCATAGTTCTTGTTCTTCGTCGCTGTATAATTCCATCATTGTTTCCAATAGATGCTCATATCTTTCTTGTGCTTTTATAGGCAGTTTTCTAAACTCTACGATATACATCTGGAACTCGTTAAAGTCACAGGAACCGACGATTTCGGCTTTCTGGAGCATCGCATCCAACTTCATTAGGGTATACGATTGCTTCTCATTATACAACTTAATCTTCATTAATGCAAGTTCTCCCAGGCTGTTCCATTATACACTTTTACTTTGCCTGGATTTGTTGAGTTGTTAAAATATAAATCACCTGCTGTCGGGGCTACAGAGGTTGGGTCACTTGATGCGACATGCAATCTAAGGTTACCATTAACTGATGTTCTATATCTTTCTACTTTAACTTGTTCTACTGGAGTGGTTAACCCTACGCCAGGTCGTAATGATATCTCTGATCCTTTTAATACTATTGGCTTCCAGTTATATCCAAGACCATCGCCAGCAAAGTTGGTGCCATTTGCGTCATCTCTAACTTCTATTTCAAATCCATCGTTTGCACCATATACATCCATAGCCATTTTAATGTTATCTTGGTCAGCATATTTTTTGTTAAATGAAACAAAGTAATCACCTGCATATGTGTTACCGTCTCCGCCTACATTTGTTCTAGGTTTAGTATTATTCGGGTCTAATGTGAAATTATACTGATACCGTGATCCCGCATTATTCCTTTGTCCTACAATAGCAACAACATCATCATTTGAGTCTTCTAATATCATAAGAGGTTTATTCCAACCAGTATTGTCTGTTGTTAACCTTAATACCGCCTGAGTTATACCACCTGCTGAACCATCTAACTTAAATTGTCCGACCGTGTTATCTGCTGATGCTTTCCATAGGTTTGTGCTTTGGTAGGTCAATATATCACCAGCACTTCCTGGCGTAATCAAGCCGCCTGCTGATGTGGCATTGCCATGGAATGATTCAGCATAAATGTCGTTATATTTAAGCAATTGGGTCCCAATATCATAAGTATTATTTGCGGCTGGACTAATGGTTGTTGTATTTGCGATAGCACCAGCATTTGCAGGGTCAAAAGAAGATGTTCCAGCATCACCCCATTCTACTGCGCCTGATGTTGAGTTGTATTGTAATACTTGGTCGTTTGAAGCACCAGTTGTGCTTATCTTTGCTAATGTTACGGCATCATCGGCTATCTTTGCTGTTGTTACAGCATCATCTTTAAGAAAGTTTGTATTAATACTTCCTGCTGATATATTTGTATTCGGTGTTCTTATTCTTATAGCCATAGTCTACTCCTAATCGTTATCATCAGCACGAGCATTGGTTACAATAGAACCACCATATACATCGGAATCATATTCTCTTAATGCTAATGATACTTCACTATTTGGCTCAATCATTGTGGACATCACTATAAATTCTTTATTGGTCATACCGAATGTGTCATTTGTCACTGTTACTTTATCACCAACTTGTAGGTCTATTCCTTCTACAGTTGTTTTCAAGTTAATCATATGTGACTGCCTAGATTGGTTTAATTCTTCTCTTAATATCTGTTCTACAACACTTGCTGTCTTTACGAATGGCATAGGAATCTCTGCTTCTAAATCTATTCCGTTGTCTTCTGTTTTTAGTGTTGAACTCTCTAATATTTTAATATTATCTTTATAATCGGTTGCTGGGTCTAGGTACTTAGCAGTCAACTTATTAAAGATATTTGACTTATCACCTAATACATAATCAATGTTTCCAATCGTATTTTCTTTAGTGATAGCGAGACTTGTTGTGCTAATTGGTCTATCAATCTTTAACTTGTATTTGTTTCCGAAAGCAATATAACCACGACAAGATGAAAGCATATCTATAACATTTGCGTGTAATGTTCCGTTGGTAGATACATTCCCTCTTAACTCAAAGTTTTTAGTGTCGCAATAATCACCTGCGTCCTCAAAAGAATCCATATCAATATCATCATCAGGAATACCCTTCCCGTATCGATTGTCCGTGATATAATCCAGTATGCACCAGGCTGGATTATCGGAGAATGCAACTGTTCCTAAATCGCCTGGATCCCTAACTTTCTTGCCTTCAACATTAAATGTTACTTGTGGTAGACCGTTCTTCCATACATCTTCATCATATTCTAGTCTTAAATATGCGTATGCGATACCTCTAAATCTAGGGTCTGTCCAAGATGCTTTGTTTGTTAAATCACCAATTGCTGATTGACCATCTGTGCCTGGTCTGAAATACATATTCACTTTGCCGCTCCAATGAGAAGCGATAGACCAACTATCTGGATCTGTTGAGCCTGCTGATGAACAAGTTCCTGCTGATACTCCGTCAAAGAATATCTCTGAACATTTATTCATCTCACCTTCACCAATTGCAAATACAAGATGAAGATGTGCGTTCTCGTAATCACCAACTGTTCCTTCTGTGTGAGCAAATACTCTTATGCCACCCGTTCTTGTTGCACCATATATGACTGGAATAGACTGGTTTGACCCTGTCTTATTCACCATAATTCCTTGTGCGCCCTGTTGTGCGAAATCAGCCGCACTACCTAAATCCGGAGTCATTGCCTTTGTGAGTTTTTGTGCGGCTATAATAGATACTGCCGCTATCGCCACATAAGCAATAACTGTTGCTGTTGCGGCTGCTACACCTACACCAACAAGTGCTGTGACTATCGCCGCTACTACTTTAGCCATATGATATCTCCTTAACTAGTCTAATATCTTGCACGAAGAAATCCCTGTCTTTTAACTTTTCTACTAATCTGTCGTGTCCTTCTTCAAGTGGTAGACTTAATGAATATGTGTTAACTTTATTTTCGGTACATATCTTTTCAATGTGACCTAATAGTTGAATAAGGTTTCTTCCTGACCTGTAATCTTTATCTATGCACCAGACTAACTCTGACGCATCTCTTATGGATTCATTGTATATAAATGGTGCCACTGTTGCTACATAACAACTTTTTAATTCACCATCTTTGTTTCTTCCACCTACTGCGATTATCTCTGTTCTTTGGAATAATCCCCACCAAGTTTCTTGTTTAGTCTCAAAAGGTATTTTGCTATGAGAATAGAATGCTGTGTCTTCCCACCAAGTATCGCATAAATCTATGACTTCTTTGGTGTTTCTTATACCCAGATTTTCATATGTTAATCTCATTAGTCGTCTTGTCCCCATACAATCTCTTTTTCATAATCAATAGCGAACTTAAAACAATCATCACCAGGAAAGTATACCTTTTGGTTAGCATCGTTGGAGAAGCGACCAGACTTTCTACTAAAGTCAACCCAATGAGAACTTGCTGATATACCAATCGTTGCTGTTCTACCCTCAAAGTCGTGTTTAATAACTGGTTTATCTATTCTTCCATCAAATATCAATACCGAGTTGCCAAGTGCGGCACCAGCATCATCTAGGAATAGTTTATGGATTTTAACGGGTCTATCTATATAAGCATAATCTAAAAACATACTTACGAAATCATCTGGAATAGCAGACAATGATAACGATACAGACTCAATACCGTTGTTACTATTTTCTGTTAAAGAACTAATACTTAATAATCCTTGGGCAGATTGGAATGTTTTGGAATCGTGTGATATGTTTCTTGCAAAGTCTGTTAAGTATGTTGGGTTACTCGGGTCAACGAGTACCTCTACTAAAGTCGCTATCGAGTTAAAACTCTTAAGACTTTCTGCCTTTGCCGTGGGATTATAACCTCTTGCCATTTTAGTCCTTCCATTGTTCTATAAATTCTACCTTGAATCCATACAACAACGCACTGTTAACATCAAATTGTAATTCTGACTTGGCGAAGATTGCGTGTAATGGAATATCGGCACTAAAAGTATTTAGTGTAGTTGAGGATGTTACTCCTTCCAATAAAGCAGGCTCAAATCTAATCACGCATTCGTTACTATCACTTCCACCATCAGCCGCTACGACATAAATCTTGTCTTGGTTACTAAACTGTATAAAGTTTCCGCCCCTAATCGCTGTGTCTAATGTGCCACTAAATCCATTTACTCTCACTTCTCTTTCACCAGCGGCGAATGTGGTCGTTACTGTATGTGTGCTACTATCTGTTATATGAGACGCATCATTAATTAATTCTTTTGGTACATTCAACTTAAATGCTTTGGCTGACCCTTGCATAGCATTGTAGAACGCAATAAACTTTTGCATCTCTTCTGCTTCCATTGGTGGATATGTGTATTCTAATCTTATTCTATGAGCGCCTAAACTTCTTCTCTGTGTGGTCAAAGCATTGGTTGTAGATGTTAATGTTGGTTGCTCTATAGAAACACCAATCTCAAGTGGAGTTGTTGTCGTTGGATATACTCTATCCGTTGCATCATCGGTGTCTAAGTAATCATAATTCGTTATTGCCATTTAATTCTCCTAACCTAGTGGTCCAGTTCTACCTCTTGTGTGATAGGCTTCCTGAATAACATTTGTAATTGTATTTTTATTTTCTATTAAGAACTCAACACCCGATTGTGTGTCTACAGCATTCAGGTTAAAGTTAACAGTCAATGGACCTTCGGTACCAGCATTCATCATTTGTCTGGACTTTGCGTTACTGAATACACGAGAGTTGCCATTTGGCACGATTAACTCAGGACCATTTTCACCAACTATCGATGGTTTGTTTCCTGTTGCTAAACCACCACCAGCAAATCCTGGAATCATAAGACTTGAACCACCAGTTAATGCTGCCATTAACGGCTTTACAATCATTGTTTGTATAATAACTTTCGCAATCATTTGGAATACCATTGCGGCTATACTTTTTAGTCCATCAAACGCAGATGTTACTCCTGAGAATACATTATAGAATGTGTCACCAATAGAACCAGCCATACTCTCAAAGCCTTGTTTAATACCCATTGCTGTGTTGGCTGCCATACCTAGTGCTGAGTTGGATTGTATACCGAAATGTTCCATCGCATTTGCTGACTCCATTAACGACATAGTACCATTGTTATACTGTGTGTTTATCATATCCATAAGGATACTATTTTCTTGGCTCAAATCATTTGCGTCTGATAATGTTTTATTATAATCTTTCATAGACTTGGTTGCTCTTGTTACAGCCATTGGCTTCGCAACATTAAAGATTGCTTCATTGCGACCAAAGTGTCTACTCATTAAATCTTGTTCTAATCTATCATATTCTCCGAGTGTCTCGTTAACGGCATCTCTGGTTTTCCCTACCATACCATCTCTTTGTATATCAAACCATCCTAGAATAGCATTCACCATATCTGGAATAATAGAGTTATCAACTGCTTCGTCTTTTCCTTTATTAAACCAACCTAAAACTCCTTGAACAGCATCTTTGGTTTTACTCACCATTCCACCAGTCATCTCATCAAACTTGCCAGTGACTTTATCAGCCATACCTTTAACTTTATCTGTTACTCCTGATGCCATCTCGGATACATTATCCTTAAAGTCTTTAATGGCTGTAATAGCACCTGTTATCTTTTCTACGATTGTTTCTATAACTTCTTTAACTGTCTCAATCGCTGTCTTTAACTTAGGTAGTGCTGTCTCATATAAAGGCATCATAACATCAAAGACTTTGCCTAGAATATCAAATAGAGTACCAAGAATAGGAACAATAACATCTGTGAATAGAACACCAATAAACTCCCATAATGGTTGCATCTTTTCTAATGCGCCAGAGATTGTATCTATAATACCAGGCATTGCTTCTAATATATTTTCTGCTAAATCTGCCAGAACTGGCATCAATGGTGTTAGGGCGTCGGTGAATAACTGACCAAATGAGTTCTTCAATCTACCTACTGTGTCGTTGAATGCTTCAGCATTATTAGCGGCATCTAAATCAACGATATTGGAGTTCGCGGCTACATCATCTAGCGTTGCCTGTAAGTCTTCTGCTGATGTGTTTAACGAGGCGAACTGGGCGGCTATCTCAGGTCCTGCTTTACCACCGACAACTTTTGAGAACTCTTCAGTTGATATCGTGCCCGCATTTAGGGCATTCGTCATAGCGATAAGTAATTCTGGACCTGTTTTTAATTCACCATTTGAGGTCTTAATACTTTCACCAAGTTTATCTGTTATCTTCTGAAAAGACTTCTGTCCTTCTGTACCTTGTTGTAATCTGGTACTTGTTTGTAATAGGGCTCTTTCATATGTTGCGGTATTAATACCCGCTTCATCCATCGCTTGACCTAATACTTGGAATCCTTTGAATGCTTCGCCTGATGATGCGGCACCGGCGGCTCTGGCTGACTTAGCCAAAGCATCCATATCATTAATCTTATCACCAACAATCTTAACAGCACCAAAGGCACCAGCGGCTACTGCCGCGGCACCTATGGCAGTTTTCATTCCGCCCCATTTACTATTGGTGTTTTTAACTTTGCCGTCTAACTTGTCAACATTGCCATTAATAGTTTTAATGGCACTAGAAGCCTGATCCGTTGCAGAAATTATTAAATTCATATCACTCATTGGCTTTCTCTCCTTATAATCTCAAAGTATGCTGACCAATACGCAACTTCAATTGCAGGCATCTGCATAATCTCTATAACAGTCTTCTTTAACTCGTGGGCTATGTGGAACAACACCAGCAAGTCCCTTTCGTCTGTTAACTTTTTACTGGGTCATCCGTTTCTAAATCGGAATCACCCATTGCTGTTACAATCTTAAGGATAATATTTGGGTCAACATCTCTCATTAATTCAGTTTTTTCAACTAACTTAAACATTTTCTGGCCTTTATCATCTAAGGCACGCATAATCATCATTTCGACGAGTGCTTCTGCTGACTTTCCCTTCTGTTGTAATTCTATCACCTTGCTTTGTTGAGCAAAGTTAAGACCGCTAATATTCCAATACACCACTGTACCCCATTCTGGTACATCTAGGTGTGCTTGTCCTTGGTTCGCAATCTCCTTAAAGTGTTCTTTGGCTGTGCTTAATACTGTCATAGTTACTTCCTTCTTTTCTTCATTTTATATTTGTTGTCTCTTTTATTCTTTTCAATCACTTCTTTGGCTGGTTTAGTCATACCTTGGCCACCAAATTGCTTTGACCATCCATCTTCTAATCGTTGAATATAAGGGACACTGTTTTTAATAGTAGAACCTTTTTTGTTCTTCTTCAATCTCCACCCAGCCTGAGCAGTACCTTCATCATAAGGCGTATATCTTCTTAACGCCTGATAATAATCTGAACCCATCTCATCCGTCATCTTGGCGAGATGTTTTTTCAACTTCTCTTTCAAGTCTTTGGATCCTTCAAGTTTCATTTTAATGCTCATACTGGGCTTCAATCTTTTCTATCTTAAGTCAACAATGAGTTGCCTTGAATAGTTACACTCATCTCGGCTAAACCATCGTGTGCCAATGAACGACTGATACCAGTTATGATACCTGTTCCGTTGTATGACTCGTGACCGTGTGAGTCTGAGTCATCTGCGTAGAACTCCCACTCATACGATGTTCCGATAGTGATGGCTTCAATTGTTGATGTTGCCACCAAAGTCTCACTAAAGTTTTCTACTTCAGCAGATGATGTTGCGTCATCATATGTTAAATAAACATCTGCTGTTGCAGTCCAAGTTTTGTGTGTTGTTTTATAAGAACGAGACCCGTTACTTGCCATGCTTGTGTCCTCGACAGTATCGATAGACTCATCCACTGACCAAGAGCGTAGGTTCGCAACAGTTTCGTATGAACTACTGTCTGCAACCGCAATTCTAACCGCTCCGCCTGTTCCTGTTTTTGTTATATTAGCCATTGTCATTCTCCTCATTTAGGTCTAATGTTGAATCTGTCTCTACTTTCGCTTTAACAGACTTTTTCTCAGGCTTATCCTGAGATTTGTTTTCTACAAGTTCCCAACCATTTTTTAAGTGATAAGGGATATCTCTTGCAGGAATACGAGACATTAACTGTCCCAATGGTGTTATCATTTTAACATTTTTCATTATGTTACTCCTCGTTTGAATATGTATTGGACTTCTACTTCTATTGTGAACTGACCATAAGGATGCTCTAAAGCACTACCCATAATCACTTCTTTAACTTGAGTGTCTTTTGCTTGTCCGCCTCTTGTTCTATCGGTATCCAGTTTTTCTTCAATGGCTTCTATTAAATTATTAATAGTTGTGTCTATCGCTTTGTCATTTGACTTTACGAAACATACTATCTCCACTGTCATCAAACCTTCTCTTATTATACTAGAACCACCTGCCGTCAAATCGGTGCGACTTTCGTTTCCTGCTGTCACCACAATATGAGGGAAATTGGTTCTTGCTAATCCGTAGAACTCATCTTGCGTTCTAAACATAGGCTCCCGAGTTACAGAACCCATCTGTACCGTATTAATATCTTTTAACTTTAATATTATATCAGCAACGATGTTTTCTCTATAACTCATCTTGTTAATCTATCTATTTTGGTATAAGTCTTTTCACCATCTTCATAAGAAGCATCACCATCTGTGTCGTAATCAACGCCGGTTTCTAACTCCCTGCGCCAAGTTTCTTCATACCTATCACGGTAGAAAGATGACATTCCCATAAAGATATCTCCTTCTCGGAAACTACTTAAACGCGGAAGAATAAAGAAGGTTAACGCCGCATAGACAGTTGTTTCAGTCCACTGGGCATCTCGGAGTTTACTCTCATCAAAGTTAATTGGATGCTGTTCCCACCATTCAGCCTTTAACCGCTTTTTAATCGTGTCTGTGGCACGAGTTAACTCGGTAGTGAAAGAAGCCACACCATGCTCAAATATATCAGGAACATAGTCGGTGATATCACTATCTGTTGCGTAATTCGCCATATCTTATTCTCCTTGTTTAAGGATATGAGGGCGAACCCTCATATCTTATAGTCCTAAAGTGGATTATGCTACATTAACTAGTTTAATACCACGAGTTGCGTCAACAACGCCAACACCTGCGTGTAGTGAAGCAACGATATCGTTACCTACTGCAGCCGCACGGCGCTGAACTTCTAAGTCAACACCCTTGAACATTGCGATGCGTAATGCATCCTTGCCAAAGATGAAACCTTTGTTAGCACCAGAAACATAGTGTGATGTAAACATCTGGACCCCACCAAGTAGACCTATATAGCCACTTCTCAAACCTTCAGTCTGGAAATCACCACCAGCGTATGCTGCCGCACCTACATCTTTAAGTAGGTTTGCCGCTTCTGCTGGAGATAGGATACCAACTAATTGTCCCATTTCGCCTGTTCCGCGAACTTGAGCAACTGCGTCAATGATTGCGTTAACAGTCATTGGGTCAGCGTCTGTAGTTGATGCTGTTAAACCACCCATTGCTGTTACACAGTCAGCGTCAAATGCCGCTTGGATGCTGTTACCAAGGACACGCCCTGTCTCTGATGGATCGATACCACCAAGGTCTCTCATCGTGTGTCTACTTGCGTAGATGTTAGCATTAATAGTCACCATTGTGTCTGTTAATGTTTGCGATGTGAAATCCTCAGTTGTTGAATCCGGGTCTGTTGATACGATTTTAGTCGCAGACGCTTCACCCATAACTGGAATCTGTGCTGTGAATGAACCATTAGGTAGTTGAACCGAAGGTATTAAAGAACCACCTAAGAAAAGGCTGTTCTCGTGCGCAGTGTAGACTGTCGCCGCTTTTGTGTTGACCATTAAACTTTCTAGGTCATATGCTGTGTTAAATGCCATTGCATTCTCCTCTATTTAATTAAATTGAACCAGACGCTTTCATTTTTTTATAAGCATCTCGGCCCTCTTGTTTTGTTAAATCTAATGATGATAAATCAACATCAGGCTTTGTGTTACTCTCCCCAACTGTTCCCATAGAACCAGCACCTTGTGGTCCTGCTCTTAGGAAATGCGGTGATGAATCCAAGAAATTATTAACTAAAGTATCGATAGTGACTGGTGTACCACCTTTTGTGTCATACATCACTTCGCCCTTATCTGACAGGACATGGACTTCACCTTCTTCCGAAAGTGTCACCCTATTTTGTAGCAGTTGAGCAACTTGCTCTGGAGAAATTGCGTTACGCCCAGTGGCCGCTTTTAATATTGCGCCCTCTATTTTCTCTTTATGCAGTTGACCTCGCATAGCCTCAAATCGCTCCTCAAACTTTTGAGCCTGTTCTTGTAGAATAGTCTCAAATTCTCCTCTTGCTTTCTGTTCTTCAACTTTACTTTTTTCTTTTTCTTGCTTCAGCGTCCTATACTCATTAATGTTAATATCATCGTATTTGCTTTTCTGTTTTGCCAGACGAGCCTTAACAATGGCATCAACTTCTGTCTGAGTGAATGACCTTGTTTCTTCCTGATTTAATTCAATAGAAGCATCAGTTACTTCCGGTGTTTCCCCTACTTGTGTTTCATCTATAGTAGTCATAGCATCCTCCTTTGGAGTGGTTAGTTATATTAATATTAAAGAGATAATTCTCTAACACTAATATTTATACATCTTCAATTGTAGGTGGTCCAGAAGCATCTATTTCGTCAATAATTGCGTCTAAAACATCACCATTCTTAACAACTATCATCGCTATCTGCTTGGATAACTCTTTATCAAGTGTTTCACTTTGGATTCCCATCGCTCTAACTTGCTGATAATTGGCTAAATCGTTATTTTCGTCTCTTAGGTCAAACTTTTTCTTATATTCAACTCTAAAGTCTTCATCTGCTTCAACTCCAGTCCATAACTGGAATAAATCCCATATTTTATGTTCTAATCTTTCTAAACTATCTGCTTTATCACCCAATCTCGTGTTAAGCATACTAAATTCTGTTGCTAATGCCACGCCTGATTTAGCCACAGTCTTTTGACCGACCACAGCCTCCAAATGAGTCATCTTCATAATCATTGTTTGATGTTCTTTTAACACTTTAATAATGGAATCAATATTAGCACTTGATGGTTGTAGCAAATAAGGTTTCAACTCACCAGGCAGTGATGAATCCATCGTTAAGATAGACCCTGCTCCGGCAGATGCGTCTGTGTCGGCAGTTTTAACAAGTGATGGGTGAGAACTAATCCTAATGGCTTGCTCTGCTTCCGACATCAAGTTAAAGATTGCTTGTTGTATTTTCGCAACATCAGCCAAATCACTGTTTCCGATTCCTCTTATATGACTTGGATTTGCTTTTAACATATTAAATGGAATAACACCAATCTCATTTGGCATCTCATCACCGACTAACAGAACATCATTTTCTTTATCAAATTCATAACGAGTGATTGTGTCTTTAGTCCATACTTGTACACATAGTTTATCTTCGTCTTCATACTCTTTATGCTTCAAGTAATCTAATTCATACTTTCCGTAATTCCTAGAAAACTTCCAGTCTAATACATTTTCTGGAGATATCAACTGAGTATATGGTCTAATATCGTGTGCTATCTCTTGTTCTAATGTTAATGTTGTCTCTGTGCGTGGTTTATCAACTAATACCCAGCAGTGACCGTATATCATTGCTAAACTATTTGCCTCTTTCATAAATTGGTCCAGGTCAGTCCCGTCTAGGTCGCAGTTGTCAATGAATGAATGGGTATACGGAAGATTTGCCATATTCCCTAAACTCCTAGTAGGTAGAGTCCTGAACAAGAACGCTCTGTAGGTATCGACAACAAGTTTACAACTATTTTCTAATGCTGTATACTCTAACCTTGACCCATATTGGTCTCCTGGTTGATGGCCTTCATTTATATACTTGCGGAGCATCTCTAACGAACTATTACGATAGTCAAATCCTCCATTAAATGATGCCCAAAAGTAACGCCACCTTGGTAGATGTTTTTTATACACTGGATGGACATCTTGTATAGTCTCTTTCGTTAAAGACATATCTTTTCTCCTTTAATACATCCCAAAGTTGTGTTGTTTTTGGGGGGTTATTTGTCTAGTCACTGGGAACATATAGTCTACTCCATATCCTAACGCATCAGGAAAGTGAGAGTAGTCTTCTCTTCCACTCGTGTCAGGTATAAGAGTTCCCTCTTTATAACTGAAACGGATTAAACATTTAATTAACTGTTTACATTTTGGGCTAATAAATAATCTAACTTCGTCGTTACTATTTAACAATAATGAGTTAACGGAGTTAATCCTATCACGCACCAAGGGATGCCTTGGTTTATATCTCACATCCCATCCCGCATTTTGTAATATAGAGATATCTGTTCTTCCGCCAGCACTCGTTTTACGCTGAACGCCAGCCGGATCCGGGAAACATACAACTTTTTGGGTTGGATATCTTCTTTTTATCTCCTGTACCATCTCGTCCGTATTGGAAGACCATAAACAGACTTCATCAATAATATGAAGACCAGATGATGTTGGCACTGCCACTAATGTGGCCATTGGGGAAACATTAAAGTCGGTGAATACGAAGATAGACTTTAGTTTATCTGCTTCACCTGTCCATTCTTGGACATTGCGTTCTTTCTTAAATGAATAATATATAACAGATGTGGCTGACTCAAAAGAAGCGAGATATTCCTGAGCGAATGTGGAACTATCCATATCCCTCATCGCGGCATCAATCTCTTCTTGCGGGACATTGGATCCCTCCAAAGTCGTATACTGCCAAGCACCCCAATTATCATCGGTTGCTGCCATATCATACAAGTCCTTGAACCAGTTGCCGACACCTTTTGGAGTACCAAGAAACAATGCGTGTCCTGGTGGAGTTTCAGCAGATAATGACGGTCTTAATACTTCCGTCCATGCTTCTGGCTTTATATCAGCAACTTCATCAACGCAAATGAACGATGAACCCATACCCCTTAAGGAGTCAGGATTATCCGCGCCTCTTAGCATAATTGTGCTTCCGTTTCTCAAATATATCTCCAGTCTACTTTCATTTACTTTATCTATCCAGTTTAATTCTCTTAACTTGTTCTTTAACGGTCCCCATACAATATTGCGGCACATCTGGTAGGTTGGGGCCACATATAGGACCGACTTTCCAGGGTTTCTTGCGAACTTGGCTAGTTCTCTAATTGCGAGAACTGACTTTCCAAATCTGCGTCCCGCACATAATACACGAAACCTTTTTTTTGACGATGCAACTTCGGCTTGATACTTCGTTAATGGCATTAATCTAGGTCGTCATTCCAAGGCAGTGCTTTAGCATCTGATTCCGAAATCGGATTCTCTTGCTGATTTAACCAGTTTTTGCCTAACCAAATCAACATTGCCGCATTGTTACTAGTCATAGCGACTTCGTATTGCTTACGCCTTAATGCCATCTTTCCTTGGGCGCGGCCCTTTTCAATAATATGGCTATAATGCTTGGTCAAAGTTCTGTGGTCAATATCCATTATATACCCCATCTCTTGTGGAGTGCATAATATCATAGACAACTTTTTAAGCATCTCAACATCAATACTATCTTTAAGACTTGGTCTACCTGCTTTTCTTTTCTTTTCTTCCATAATTATTCCTTTACATAAAGTAATTGGCTACTGCTGAACCGACAACCAATAACATAATCGCCCACAATCGTCCATCAATCTTTTCAACTTTTTTATCTATTTTTTCTATCTGTCCATCTAAGTGTTTTTGGTTCGTTTTAATCTCTGTTAAATCTTGCTTCATAGCCATAATATCCGCGGTGTTCTGTTTAATATCTAGTGAATCCTGTGTTGCTTCCATCATCACTACCTTCTTTGTTTTTGGTTTAATCTTATCCATGGAAATTAACCCACGCTGTGCCATTGTAGCCTCTAAACTTTTTCGTTGTCGTATTAAAGTAGAAATCCCCCTCTTCACCAGTAGGGTCACTTGCCGCTGTGTGCATTTTCTGGATAACTTGATGAGAAACTCTATCTTCTTCTAACTCTACCAATTCTGTTGTTGTTGATGTGCCTTCGTTTCTTAAAGAGATGTGTCCTGCTGGTGTTCCTGTTTGAGCACCATCATATACAAGATGGAGACCACTTAATGCTGTGCTACCTGAGTTATCAGGCATATCTACCACTCTTAACTCTTGTGATACTTGAGTGAAATCTGTATTTGTTGTGATAACATTTGTTGATACATCAGCACCACTACCAGAGTTCCCGATAACTGTAATTGTATATTCGCCGGACCAATTATCTACTGTTGAACTACCTGATGAACCAGAAACTGATGGGTTTCTTATCTTAACTAAATTGGAACCTATCTGTATTAACTTACCCGTTTCATCTTGTGCGGCGAACTTAACTTGAACACCGTGTCCTGCTAGACCACCAGAGATATCATAATCCATATGGTTAATTAAAAACTGTGCTACTGGTTGTGATTGGTTAATATTTGTTGTCTGTGTTATTCCAACGAAAGGATAACCATTTGCTGGTATTGATGCTGATGATATGCCATCATTGCCGGTCAACAGATTCCAACCACCCCACTGGGTTACTCCTGGAATAGTTAATCCATTTTTATTTGCGACTACTTCGTGTCCATTAAAACTACCACCCGATACATCACCTGTTAAGTCACCTGTTACATCACCTGTTAATGAAACAGTCAATCCACTGTTTGGTCCAATCTCTAAATTCTGTCCACCAAATGGCTTAAGTGTTGAAGCAGCCCCCGAGTTTGACTGAAAGTATGCACCCGCGGCATCACCAATCCAAGTTTGTGGTGCTACATTGTAGATGTATCCAGAACCTGAAGCGTTTAGTTCTAATACTCTATTTGTATCTGTTGCTAGTTTGTTGTAAGATTCTCCCCAAGGATATGTTCCGTGTGTTATTGATAGTTCGTCAATTGCTACAGCACCTGTACCATTTGCGTTAAGGTTTAAGTCACCGTTTGCGTTTGTTACAGATATACTAGACTCATCAATCTTAATTGACCCAGCAATCGGCCCAACATACAAGTCAGCCACATTTGCGTGAAGATAACCTGTACCATCTGTTCTTATCTCTAGGTTTTGGTTGCTATCTGTTTGGTTAATCAATGTGCCACTAAATTCTAAATCACCAACATGTAAGTCTGGTGCTTCTAATGTTCCGTGTGCGTTAACTGTTCCTGAGTTATTCTGTGGTCCTAGATGAATAGTTGTGTCGTCAATAGATGTTGTGTTACCAGCAGAACTAATTGTAATATCGCCTGATGTTCCGGCTGCGCCTGCTGTAATGTTTAATGATTGGTCTGTGTCCGTGGTTATGTCTATCTGTCCGGCCGCATCAGAACCCAACACCTTATGTCCGTCAATATATAAAGAACCTGGTCCAATATATACATCTTGCCACATTTTTGTTGCTGAACCTAATGACCTTGTGTTGTCTGCGTCTGGTACAATATCACCAGATACTTCAATATCTTTAACCCATAGTTTATCCCAGATACTGCTACCACTACCAAGATGACTTAACCCTACTGACCCATCCTGTTCTTTATGACCAGGTAGAACATCACCATCCACAATAGCATTGGCATTTGTGAATAATCCACCGTATGAGTCAACATATCCTCCTGAGGTCACAATACTTCCAGTGGATGCTATTGTTCCCGTCGTTACTGCTGTTGTAATTAAATCATCTACATAGATATTATCAAATGGAACAGACGATGAACCTAAGTCAATTGCCGAAGCACTGGATGGTATAATAGCCGTTTGAAGACTAATTGTCTGGGCGTGGTTGCCGCCACTTGTGTTTACTGATGACGCATCTAAAGTGTCTGTCTCTATGTTTCTGAAATAACCTGTCCTGTAATATTTTGGTGTTGCGTCTGACTCTCCAAGGTCATAAGTATTCTCTGTCAGTGGTGTTAAAGTTTGCGTGGATAAGTTCCTACCTAATTCCGCAATATAAGCCTTATCAAAGTATTCATTTGAACCTGAACCACCTAAATGAATATCACTATCTGTTATATCAGGATCCGTTTTAAGAGGAATCAAAGACCCTTGTAATCCTATATCACCGCCACTAGTATTGTCACCATAAATTGAGTTAACATGGATTTGTGCAAATGGTGTACTCTTTGAACCAATATTGGCACCTCGCCAAAGGTCCCAGAATGGATATGTTCCTGATGTGCCCCAAGTTGGTGTTACTGTTGTTCCTATCGTTGAGTCTTCAACACCGTTTGCTGAACTTACATTTAATAATGGAGTAGTTATTGACTGTGCTGAAAGCCTTAAGTAATTAGGCGATACTGATGTTCCGTTTCCAGAGTCGTATAGAACAATACTACCTGGAGTTATTGTTGTGGTGTCTATATCGTATTGTCCAGTTGAACCATCATCAACCGTAATAGATGTTGTAATGCCTAGAGTTGATAGAGTGCTAATAGCACCACCTGTAATCTGAGCATTCGCTGTTGTCATTGTTGAGAATGTACCTGCAGCCGATGTTGAAGCACCAATAATCGTATTATCAATTGTTCCTGCGTTAATATCAGCCGTCGTTGCGGTTAAGTCATCAAATGAAATTGCTGGGATATTTGTAATATTAACATCATCAATTGTTCCACCAGTTATCGTTACATTGGAACTGGTCATATTTGTAATTGTTCCTGTTGTTGCTGTTAAAGTATTCGTATTAACATCTTCTACTTTTAAGTCAGCATAACTTGAGCCTACTTTGGCTTCCCACTTGTCTGTTGTTTCATTCCATTGAACTAAAGCGTTATCACTTGTTCCTCTTTCAATCTCTATTCCTGCATTCTCTGATGGAGTACCAGTTACATTATTATTAAGAACAACAATATTATCATCAACAGTCATTGTCTCTGTGTTTACAGTTGTTTGAGTACCATTAACTGTTAGGTTTCCTGTTAATACAGTGTCTCCTGTGACCGCTAGGTCACCACCAATTGAAGCATCATCTGTTACATCTAAGTCATCACTAACATTTACATCCGTTGCGTTAACTGTCGTACTATTAACTGTTGTAATAGCACCAGTCGTTGCTGTTGCTGTTGTGAATGTTCCTGCTACAGGAGTTGTTGCTCCGATAACACTATTATCAATTGTGCCCGCATTAATATCTGCTGTTGTGGCTACTAACGATGTGGTTGACACAGCCGCTGGAGTAGAACCACCAACGACAGTGCCATCTATTGTTCCGCCATTAATATCAGCGGTTGTTGCGGTTAAATCTGTGGTTACAATTGTTGATGGTGTTGTTGCACCAATGGTTGTATTATCTATTGTTCCGGCATTTATATCTGCTGTTGTGGCAGTCAAGTTTGTGGTTACAATTGTCGAGGGCGTTGTTGCACCAATAGTTGTTCCGTCAATGGCTCCGCCATTTAAGTCAACTGAGTCTGAAGCAAGTGTGCTAAATCTTCCGGTGCTTGATGTTGTTGCGCCTACAGTTGTTCCATCAATAGAACCACCGTTTATATCCACAGTTGTTGATGTTAAATCATCAATCGTTCCTGTGTCTACATCTAAATTCGTTGAGTTTACATTGGTACTGTTTACTGTTGTAATATCACCCGTTGTGCTGTTTACATCTGTGGCATTAACAGTCGTTATGTTGCCTGTTGTACTGTTTACAGTTGTAATATCACCCGTGACTGCTGTAATTGTGTTAACACTGTCTAAATCTTTACTGTTTACATCTAAATCTGTTAATAGTTTTGCTTTACTGAGGTCTATTGATGCTCCAACTAACTCTATCTTCGCTGAACTGTCGCTATCTGCGTTGATTGTGAATCCATCGGGTGTTGAGATACCTGCATCGGGCAGTTTAACATTAATCTGGTCATTATTTGTGCCAGATGTGATATCAATTGTCTTATCATCGTCTTTAATACTCTTAAGATTAAAGTTATCAATAGACTTGGACTTAAATACACCTTCACCAGAACCAGTGTTTGCCATAGTGACACTCACATCATAGTGACTGACTTCTATCGTTGCTATTGCATCTGGTACTGTGACTGTTACTACATTAGAATCATCTTCAGTAATTGTAAGATTATAAAGAGTTTGTTCTGTTACAGTGACGCTTGTTACTTCTCCTGCCATTTTTCTCTCCTTATCGTGTTACATTTGACTTGATGTTTACGAATCCTTCTAATAGCCTGACCACATCATTGTTTGCTTGTGTCATCTCTACATCATATACGCACTGTTGTGCCGGTAATAATGCTGTATTGGTTGATGTCATCTTCCAAGTGAATTGTCCTTGTGTTGCGTTTGTTACTTCAAAAGTAAATGTTCCTGCTACTGTACCACTCAGTGCTGTTGTTCTCACTTGCCCAGCAAATGAACAACCAGATATATCAACAACTGTTCCGCTATCGTCTTTTAGTGTTAATGCTCTATTGAATGTGGCACCTTGGTCCATATCAAAGTCATATTTTGCTGACATAATGTTCTCCTAGAATATCATATTAAATAAATGAACTGCCATCCAAGAAAAGAACGCAATATAAGATATTGCCAACATTCCGTTAATCATTCTTAACATATTCGTTAATAGTTTTTGGTTTTCTTCATTCATTGGGGTTTTTCTCCTGTGTAATAGTATTTATGTTATCTGCTAAAGACCATCTCTGATATACGGTTATTTGTTCTAAATACAGGGATGAGTAGGTTTCGGCACCGACTTATCATACTGTCAAAGGTGATAAGGGTATGAGTTAATCCTTTTTCTCATACCCTTTTCATTGTCTTCTATATGAGAGAATGTTAATTCTCTCCGTTATTTTTTCTTAGGTTTCTTCTTGTAAGCCATTTTTTTTCTCCAAATACTTTTTTGCTCTTTCCATCATCCTATAAATCATCTGATGGTTACACTCGTAATCTTTACAGAGTTGCTTGACTACATATTTTCCTTCAAGACCACCCAACGCATTATAATCATCTAATATCCGAACACAATCTTGGTCACTAAATCTCGGCGATGTTCCAAAGTCCTGATACCGTCTATTCATCACTTCAGTATGAGTCTGCATAATTAAATGTTCCGGATTAGCACATAACTTGTTTCTACAAGTATTCCCTATTCTTAACCCCAAATCAAAAGCCGCATCACCAAAGATACCACTCTCTATTGCCATCACACGCTGAATAGTTCTCATCTTTTCTTTATGCCTGACGAAGCCATATCCTTGACGGTGTTTAGCACCAATCCAATGCCAACATCCTGTAATCTCATCTTTTCTACTTCTCTTTTCTATCAATCTGACATAATTATGTGTAGTCATATTTTCTCCTTTTATTCTATTATTTATCTTTTTATTTAAGGTGCTTCCAAGATGTTCTCGTGTTAATCCTAGAAACTTGAGCCTGAGAGATACCATATATGGCACCAATCTCATACTGATACATCCCTGAGTCACACAGTTCTCTAATCTCTTGGCATTCTTCTTCTGTTATCGTAGCAAACTGTCTTTTCTCTCTCACCTTCTGAGCAACTTGGTCTCTCTGGTGTCCTATGGTTAAATGAACAGGGTTACAACATTGTGGGCGACCGCAAGTGTGGTGAACTTGAACATAGTCAATGTTAACACCCTCTAACACCATGGCTAACCGATGCGTCTTCCACAACTTGCCGTCTATCCGAGTTAAACCATAACCACAAGTGTGGATAGAACCGACCCAATCTAAACATTCACCGTGTGGTACCAAAAGGTCATAGAAATCTTGTTTTGTATAATTCTTTTTCATCTTATCTCCAAATATAGTCAACACTATCGAAATTGTCCGCCGCCGTCCAAGGGTGTAGTGTTGTAGTAGAAACTGCCGAACCTCAGGCATCGTTGTCCTGAGGAACTATGGTGGCACGGTGGCTAGATTATTTGCCTGACTTTGCCAATAGTTTTTTTATTTTTCTTTCTTGTCTTCGTCTGGCTAATCGTGGCGGTTCTTGAAAGACACGGCCATTCATCTCAACACCGAACCCTGTTTGCTTTGCTAAATTGTTTATTAAACTTCCTCTTCCTTTTTTCATATTAAATCTCCAATTAAATTAAAAAGTGGTCCACTTTCGACAACAAGTGTGAACCAAACTCGCACTCAATGAGGAATATTATTCTCATTTGCCTAAAGGGGTAGGATTAAAACGGCAGTCTTATTAAGGAACCTACCCCAATTATTGGCCGCACTCGCGGCCCATAATCACTCTCGTGACTATATCTTTAACTCCTTGGTTAATAAAGCAAGGAACCCATCACTATGGTACCCTTTATCTTCGTTAATCAACCCTAAGACTTTATCAATACCATCGTGTGTTTCAAGTTCGCAATCACGCAGATGGTCCGTATAATAATCTAATAAGTTTTCTAACTTCATTGGCTTTTCATTTAACTGAAGCATATACTCCGAGTGATAACCAAATGGTGTTAAGTAATATTTTTCTTCATCATTGGCTTTAATCACCGTTACATAACCATGTTTTATATCATAGTCAAATAACACTTTCTTGCCAATCTCTCTTAATTCTTTTTCCGTCTTCATATTATATCTCCGTTATAAAGCAAGAACCATTTCTCACTTCATACATATATTATAACACTAAATACAATTAAAGTCAAGTTTTTTATACATTATTTTTAATATAAATGGTGGCATTATCCATCGTCCATCACTTCTATTATATCACACTTAGCGCCACTGTCAACTTTAATTGCGCCGTGCGGCACATTATTTTCACTGTATAGACCTAAATGTTCCATTTAGGCTCCTACCTGAATAAGGTCGACCAGTCTATTATAACATACAATTCGCCACTGTCAACCATAATAAAGAAATTATTTTTCACAGTGCCTGTTGTTAATGATAATCATTCTCATTTAGCGCCAGCGTGGTCGACCAGTTTATTATAACATATGAAACGCCACTGTCAACACTATAGACCTAAATGTTAAACATTTAGGCTCCCATATCGCAATTATTTTCCATCTTAACCCATCTTTTTTCGCTTAACCGTCTGTTCATTTTTGCAACATCTGTATCATTTTTACAACAGGAAACCCCTTTTTGTTGCAAAAAAACAACAATGAGCCCTAACAGAGAATAGGATTATAATCCCCATATGGTATTCTTATGGTATATTAGCCAATATCTTTAATGGTACACCACTGGAATGGTGTTTTCCCAAGGGCTTCTACCTGGTCTTGGTGGGTATATTGGTTCTTTTTTTCTCTTTATTAATTCAACCATTTTATCTTAATCTTACATAGGTTTAATACCGGAACACACGAACTATTGTTATACTTTTCATCCCATTCTTTACACCATTCTACATAGGCATTAAATCTTCTATACATTGGCTCTGTTACATCCTGTAATGTGTGTCTGTCGTGTTGCATTGGCTGTAATATCTTATCTTTGAGCATAATGAAGATTTGATAGTGTGTGTAGTATTTTCCGTGTGTGGCTACCCAATCTTTATGATGTGTTAATCTTCTTATCTCTTTACTCTTTACTTTTACTTTCTTTCCCTTACTATATTTTGTTTTCTTCATTAAAGGACTATACAGAAGGTTACTTGATATAAAGGTATTAAAGTCTGAGTATTTGCTCATATGCCAATGGTTTTGCCAATAGTCTATAAGATAATCATAAGCATCATTCAGGTGATAATGAATCTTCTTGGCTTCTGATTTACTACATACCATCTTTGTATTTGGTGGTAGACTTGAGTCGTGTGGATTTGGATATTCTTCTCTTGTTGCTTCTATAATCATTTGATTGTTTTCTCCGTATAGTTAAATGGTGGACTTCTTTTCACTCCATTCTTAATTGCTCTGATGAGTAATGTGTGGTACTCTTCTAAGGCTTTCTGTTTAATCTCTTCGTTAATTCTATCGACTTCTCTCTGTCTAATCTTTTCTAAATCCAACATTGTATTCTCCGTAATTCCTGAGGTGTTGCTAATGTGTCTATCCATTCTTCAACTACCCATTGCTTATCATTTATAAATGCGTCTTCTGTTAATCTTCTATATAAATCTACATCTAATCCGACATACTTAAACTCAGCATTCATTCGGTTCCAAAAGACTTCTATATCGATAGTTTCTAGGATTTTATCTATATTCATTATGCTGTCTCCTGAGTGAAAAGATATACAGGCTTATAGTCCTGAACTCTTTGGTTAATTATATTATCATTCTCGTCATTATAACCATCAAACTTTTGTTCTACTTGTTCCCATTTCCAAGTATAACCTAAGTCTTCGTGGGTTTTTATATAATGATTAATTGCTTGTTCTACATCATCAGCACTTGAAGATGTTGGCTTAAACATATCATAACCAAATTCTTCATCACCTAGGTCGTGCAACTTAAGGAATAAATCCTGCCCAGCATCCCATACTGCTTCCTGTAATTCTTCCATTCTCTTCTGGTCTTTTGTAGTAATCAAATGGTCTTTAAGATTAATATACCAACCCTCGTTATAATGTGCAGGTTCTACACTTTCTATCATTCGCAAATACTTCTTATTCAAGTTTTTGGATAACTCTTTAACTAACATATTGGATTGGTGTTGATATACTGCTGATTCGCAACCGATATTAAAACTTTTTCCATCATTAAATATGTGAAACATTATTCTATCTCCTTATAACCGTGTTGTTTTAATTCTTCTTCATCGCTATTATGACAATCTTCGCATATGACTACTTCATCGTCTATCTTTTCATTAACCCATATGTTAATACATACATCTTCTGTTAACATTTCGTCACATCCGTGGCATAATTGCTCATACTGATTATCAGCAGTTTCCTGAGGTATATAATAAGTCATTTTTTTTCTCCGTTATTAAACAAGAATAATCTCTCATTTATAAGTATATTATAACACATATCCTGATGCTGTCAACTTTTTGGGGTTTTTATGTGGTACATAAGTCGTTTCTTATAGATATTCCCATTTTCATAGGTTTTGACTATCTTAATTAACTCTTTTCTACCGATATAACACTGAAACTGCCCTAATACAGACCAAGTCGCATAATGCTTCTTACTCTTTACTATAGTGATATCTTTAAGTTTTACTTTTACTTTTTTCTTTTTCATAATACTATTATAACATAGTATTTATCAAAAGTCAAACGAAGAGTGTATTTTAGACTAAATTATTGCGATTTACACGAATCATCTTTTTATCAGTAGGTCTAGATGAGATGCTATCTTTTCTAGGTCTTCCTACTTTTGTGTCTTTCAGGTGATTGGTAGAGATTGCTTCCTGATGTGTCTTAAGTCCGAGTGAGATACGAACTCTGTCATTCATCTCTAATTGCTTAACGATTTCAGTTAAACCTCGTTCTTTTGCTTCTTCAATAGAGATGTGTTCTTTAATAAGGAATGGTTCTTGTTTAGGCATAGGATTTTAACATCTCTCTGAGTTTAATATAGTCGATTTCCTTGTCACTAGCAGGTCTGACTTGTGGGTATTCTACATAGTCATTATCTTCAATAATACAATATATAGTACCATCGACAATCTTATGCTTAAGATTTAATCTTGCTATTATCTCTCTCAAATTCATATAATTATTTAGTCAGTTATTAATCTCGTCTTATTTGATGCCAAAGGCATCAAAACAATCAAGTTTTAATCACTGGCGTGATTAAAGCCTTAATATGTTTTTTTGTGTTCCACTAAAAGCAGTTAATTAATAATTAATATTAATATTCCTATAATTAAATTCCTTCTTGTAGAAAAAGCCAATAGTCACAGCCACATTTAGGAATTGTAACTAAAAGAATACTTGG